GTGGATATGAGGTAATAAAAGATAAAGATGGATATTATTGGTCAAAGGCTGATGATCCATCATGTTCTGGAATATCTAGTGGGGTCGGCATATTAGCAAGGGATATATTCAATAATAAAACAAATAATAAATATATTGAATATCAAAATAACTATGATGGAGAAATAAGCTATGAACAACTTAGATAAACAGGAAAAACCACTTGAATATATGATTCATTTGTGTGAAGAAAACAATCTTCCATCACGATTAGATTATTTTAGGCGTGAAAACGAAGAACTAAAAACAAGAATATCTGAACTTGAAAGAGTTTTATCTAATCCCGTTGGTTATGGTAGAATAAATGAGAAAAATGATCTATACGCATTTTCTACATGTTACAATCCATATGAAGATCAAACAACGGTAATACCTTTGTACACCGATCCAGAAACTTTCAAGAAGTGGCTTGACAGTAGACGATGATGGTGTAGAATGACAGCGTTGGGGGAGCGTAGTCCAACGGCAGAGACACGGGACTTAAAATCCCCACAGTGTGGGTTCGAATCCCACCGCTCCTATTGTATATATAAACTCTAATGAAGGAAATGATCAATGATAACAACTTTTAATCCATTTGATACCAATATAGATGTTCACAGTTTTAATGTTGACCGAACACGGTTTTTGTGTTCATTTAGTGGTAAACATACCATATTTTGTTACAACAACAATCCGCGAGTCAAACTTAGTGGAATGAATCATACTGAATTCGTTAATGAAGTGTTAACCGCTAATGTTGAGTCAAATGCTGACGCATACTTTTATATCAATGGTGGCAGAAAGAAAGACACTATTTCGCAAGTTCGTGCTTGTTATATTGATTTGGACGCTGGCCGCGACCAAAATGGTCAATATCTCAGGCCCAAGGAAGTATTGCAGATTAAAAAGCAGTACATGACCATGATACAAAACTTCAAGGTAAAACCAAGTTGGGTTGTTGATACTAGAAATGGATATCAAGTTTATTGGATTTTGTCTGACAATGATCATAACATGGGACTAACTAAGAATACTAAGTACTGGAACGGTATTCAGAAGAAGTTAGCCAATTATTTTAATGCGGATATACGTGCAATGAAGATAAATCAGATTTTTAGAGTTCCTTTTACTTGGTGGCGTAAGCCTTGGGAAGGTAAGAAGTCTTATTTTTCCACACTTGTTGATGGATATAATGGCGATAAGGTTAGCATTGTAAATCTACAGGAGGCTCTTACTGGTCAATCTGCACAGGTTCATGTTCAATCAGCAAAGAGTAGTGACGCTTGGTATGAGTCTTGGAGGCAAGTTTCTACGAATGATAACACTGTACCAATTCCAGCAGACGCTGCAAAACAGATACTTAACCAACTCGTAAAACAGGATAAAGTAAGTATGCCGGTTGTTATTGGTGAAAATGATGACATACCAGATTACATAGAGTCAGCGGAACAGAATGATACAAATGATATTATGCCAACGCCTAATATTCAATTCGTGCCAAATAATGACCAACTCAAGTTATTGCATAGTGTTGTAGATTTTCTTAATCAAGTATCTACACCTCTATTTTTCAGTAACAATAAGTTCTTGTCAGCATCTGCAAAGGATTTGGCGGCTAAACTTAGCGATCAATTCTGCGTAGGTTGACAACGCATAGCGATAGAAGCCGGTATAACTCAGTTAGTAGAGTGTCAAATTTGTAATTTGAATGTCGTGGGTGCAAATCCTACTACCGGCTCTAGATTCGAAAAATAAAACAGTTACAAATACTCTATGTGTGTATATATTCATATCCACACAAGGAGAAATAATTATGATAGTTCAATGTTTATTCTGCAATAAAGAATTTGAAAAACACGTATTTGAAATAAAAAAATCTCCAAACCATTATTGTTCTCGTTCATGTGCGGCTAAAAAGAATAATGTGCTATATCCAAAAAGAAAAAAACACAATAGATTATGTAAAAATTGCAAAAACAACATAACTGGCAATGGTAAACAGTACTGTAGTATAAAATGCCAGCAAGACTATGGTTTTAGAAATAAGATAATTAACTGGAAATCTGGACTTGATAATGGTTATGAAGCAAATGGCACAGTAAGACGATACATAAAAAGATATCTCCTACAAAAACATAACTATAAGTGTTCAGAATGTGGATGGAATAAAATAAATAAGAATACAAATAAATGCCCACTTGAAATCCATCATATAGATGGAAATTATAAGAATAATACCGAAGAAAACTTGAAAGTTTTATGTCCAAATTGTCATTCGCTAACTGACACATATAAGAATATGAATAAAGGAAATGGTAGAGAATGTAGAAAATAATTGTTGCCCGATTGTGTAACGGTAGCACGAAAGATTTTGGTTCTTTCTGTCTAGGTTCGAATCCTAGTCGGGCATTATTGGCGAATAGCACAACGGTAGTGCAAGCGGCTGTTAACCGCTAGGTTATAGGTTCGAATCCTATTTCGCCAGTTGGAATCTTGGCAGAGTGGCTTAATGCACCGGTTTACTAAACCGGCGACCAATTATAGGTCCGGGGGTTCGAATCCCTCAGATTCCGCTAAAGAAAAACTTGACAACCGCCGATAACTGTTGTATACTACCATGTATGACACATTGGAGTAATGAAATGAATCAAAAAGGTAAAATAATGATTAAATGCTTTAGCAATGTTAGTGGATATAAAGAAGCTAATGAATTAGTTATTGATCTTAATCAGATGAAGTCTGATGAGTCTGAGGGTTTTTATATTAAGTATGATAGAAATCAAGACTATTCTGAAGATGACAACTATTTGGTAGTTGGAAATGTTACGCAAGAGGATTGGGATGAACTCAATCTGGATATGGATTTTATGGAAGCAGATATTATTTAATTGGAGAAAAATAATGACTACAAATTTGGAAACTAGAATTAGAGATTTTCTCAGAGAGCAAAAGACTGGTATGTTTTATAATGACGACGGTAGCGAAATAGAACCAATTGATTTTAGTAATTTTGCTAATACCAGTATATTTCTTGATACTGCTTTGGCTCTTTTGGAAGAAGTTATTGGAGAAAAATAATGAATAATTTCGATATTCCTAAGTATACTTTGATTAGTTATCTTCGTGATAAGAATGGTGAACCCAAGGGAGTTCTTGTTGCAACGAAGATGCATGAGGGTGGATATAATATTGGCTACTCATTCTGTTCAAAGTATGATAGATTTTGTAAAAAGCTTGGTCTTCGTATTGCTCTTGGTAGGGCATCATTTGTAACGGATATTATAGAAAATATGCCACGGGATCTACGAAAGATTCTTCCAAAGTTTATTCAGCGTTGTGAAAGATATTATAAAACATTTTAGATTACGCACAGGCCCGATTGTAGCCAGCACAAGCCTTCTAAGCTTGTACCATAAATATGCTGGATGGAGGATAGGGTTCGATTCCCCAATCGGGTATTTTATGCACTGATTCTAATCTCTAGATGCAAGTTCGATTCTTGCTGGGGCTATCATGAAAACACTAATAGTTTACTTATATAAAGAAAATGAAGATACAAAAAAGAATTTATCATTTTTTCTAAAACATGGATCACATAACAATGTAAACGCCGATTATCATCTTATTATAAATGACCATAAACACACTCTAGATATACCAAATTTTATCAACATTCATGGTCAAGAAAATGCACTTGATTTTCCAAGTTATAAAACTCTATTAAAGAAAATAGATTATTCAGATTATAGTTATATATATTTTATAAATAGTAGTTGTGTAGGACCATTTTTACCAATATATTGTAAGAATTATTGGTATGAATATCTTAATTCTATACTTAATGAGTATGATTTGGTTGGGCCAGTTATAGAGATGCCACCAAGACATAAAGATTTCACACATAATCCATTCGTGCATACGTATATGTTTGGATTAAATAAAAATACCATACAATTGTTTACAGATCTATTAAATAAGTATGATAATCTAGATAAGGATACTTGTATATATTTTGAAAGATTGCTATCATATACGGTACTACAGGCTGGATTTAAAATAGGATCATTATTAACATTATTTAAAAATGTAGATATAAATAATCCTAAAAACTGGCATTCTTTTATATGGAGTAATTCAGATCTTACATGTTATGAAATACCAAATAATTATTATGGAATAGATTTAAATCCATATGAATTAATATTTATTAAAAATATTAGAAATCCACACGAACATAGATCAATTGATAGATCTGGAATATCAGATAATTTAAGAAAACAGATAGATAATTATGTAAATTGGACAAATAACAAAAGGGGTGCGTAAAGGTTTCGACTACATTCATTGAATTATACTTAGCAAGTAGTAGGTGGTATGGAGGCTACTTTAAAACCATACTAAACGCTTTAACTGGCGTAACACAGTTAGCCCTTGCTGCTTGAGAAAGTAGCAACGATTTGAGGAAGCGATGGGGGTAGCGTCCAAAAAATCGTCGTTAAATCCTTCTGCATCTAGAATAGCCAACGGGTTCTAGATTAAGATTTTGTTGGTACGGAAAGATAAATGTTGTTTGTTCTTTAGTCTTTCTTAAGAATTTATGAACAAAATAAACTTGTAGAAGGTATAATAAAATAATGCTAGGACGCGGGTTCGATTCCCGCCGCATCCATTTTCACAGGATAAAATTATGAATAGAAGAGATTTTATATCACACGCTGGCGGATTTGCCGCATTATCATCGTCATCTCTATTATTTCAAAATTCCATATTAGCAAATGCAAATAAGCTAAAAAAAGAAAATAAAAGTACAATATTATTGTGGATGAGTGGTGGCCCAAGTACTATAGATATTTGGGACTTAAAACCAGACAGTGCAAGTGCTGGTGCTTTTAAACCAATAAATACAAATGTAGATGGCATACAAATATGTGAACATCTTCCATTATTATCTAAGATGATGGATAATCTTAGTATTATTCGTAGTATGAGTACAAGAGAGGCGGATCATGGTAGAGGTAGATATTATATGCATACTGGATATGTTCCTAATCCAAATATAGAACATCCAAGTTATGGTTCTGTAATATCTCACGAATTACTTAAAAATACAATTTCACAAATAGGAATACCACCATTTATTAGTATTGGTGGTACAAGTATTGGGCCGGGATTTCTTGGTGCTACATATGCCCCACTAGTTGTTGATTATAATGGGACAATTAGAAATATACAATCTAGTATAGATCGACAAATATTACAAAATAGATTAGATTTCTTGGCGGTTATAGAAAATAAATTCATACAAGAAAAACGTGGAGAAGTTGCTGATAGCCACGCGAAAATGTTAAATAAAACTGTTGATCTAATGTTTGGTCCACATACTGAAGTATTTAAAATTAGCAAGGAACCACAAAATATACGTGAACGATATGGTAATACTTCTTTTGGTAAGGGATGCCTAATGGCAAGAAGGTTAGTGGAAATTGGTGTTCCATTTATAGAAGTAGAATTTGGTGGATGGGATAATCACATGGATATTTTTACAGCATTACCAGATAAGCTATCTCAAATGGATGTTGGGATGAGTGCATTGATTGAAGATTTAATGGATAGGGGCTTATACGAAAGTATAAATATAATATGGATGGGTGAATTCGGTAGAA